GGACCAGCCTGTCCGGTATCCCTCACGTCATCGTGGGTACAACGCGAAAGCTGTACGTCTCCGCCAATGGCGCGTGGAGCGACATTACCCCGATCCGTGAAACCACAGTCGCTGGCGCAGTGACGTTTGCCGCCGTTACCGGCTCGGCCACGCTCACCGTCTCCGACAGCAGCCACGGCGCAATCGTGGGTGATTTCGTAACGTTCTCAGGTGCTACCAGTCTTGGCGGCAATATCACTGCTGTCATCCTCAACGCTCAGTACGAAGTCACAACCGTTGTTAACGCAAACAGCTACACGGTCACTGCCCCTGTCGCGGCCAACTCCTCGGACGTGGCTAACGGCGGTGCGAGTGTCGTGGGTGCCTACCAGATCAACATCGGCACTGACGTGGACTTCTTCGACTTCGGTTGGGGCGTTGGCACGTGGGGCTTGAGCACATGGGGCACACCACGAACCTCTGGCACGGGCGTGGCACTGAACTCACGCGTGTGGCAGTTCGACAACTTCGGCGAAGATGCCATCTGTCAGCTGGTTAACGGCCAGACATTCCTGTGGGACTTAAGTGCTGGTGCCGCGACCCGTGCAGCAGTGCTCTCCGGCGCCCCTACCAAAAGCACCTATGCTCTGGTCTCCACGCCGGATCGCCATCTGGTGTGCTTTGGTACAGAAACCTCGATAGGCTCGCCCTCAACGCAAGATCCGATGTTTGTGCGATTCTCCAATCAAGAGGAGATCACGCAGTTTGTCGAGAGCGCAACGAACACGGCTGGCGGCCAACGGCTCACGGACGGTAACCGCATCGTCACGGCGATCAGATCGCGTGGTCAGATTCTGATCTTTACCGACACGGCGCTGCACGGGCAGCAGTTCATTGGGCCACCCTTCACCTTCGGCTTCCAGCAGCTGGGCGCCAACTGCGGTTGCATCGGCCCTCACGCGGCGGTGGACGCGAACGGCGTTGCCTTCTGGATGGGCACCGAGGCCTTCTATGTGTTTGACGGTACGGTGAAAAAGCTCCCCTGCACCGTGCAGGATTACGTCTTTAAAGACCTCAATCAAGTGCAGAAGACCAAGGTCCACGTTGGCCTGAACAGTCAGTTCAACGAGGTAACATGGTGGTACTGCTCGATCACCAGCGACTTTATTGATCGCTGCGTTACGTTCAATTACCTTGAGAACACATGGGCAATCGGCACGATGGCACGAACGGCGTGGGTAGATTTGAGCGCCTACCCCAAGCCGCTGGGCTCGAAATACGAGCCTGACGCAACCGACGCTACCATCAGCACGATCTACGGCCTGACTGCTGGCAGGGCGCTGATCTATCAGCATGAGACTGGCACAGACGACGTGGATCTGCCGCTGGCGTCCCTGCTGACGTCGGGCTACTTTGACATCGGCGACGGGGACAACATGCTGCTGATGTCGCGGTTCATACCCGACTTTCAGGATCAGGTGGGCAACCTGACAGTGCGGCTGCTGCTTCGCGCATTCCCGCAGGCACTGGCAAGCCCCAGCTCACTTGATCCGTACATCATTACGCCGACAACGCAGAAGGTAGACACCCGAGCGCGGGGTCGGCAGATCTCAATCACCATCGAGAACGACGAGCTGGGCGCTACATGGCGCTACGGTACGCTGCGTGTGGACATCCAGCCGGACGGCCTGCGATGAGTAAGATCACCAACGTCCGTCTGCCGAACGCTTCGACGCAGTACAGCCCGGAGCAGTTCAACCAGCTGGTGCGATCACTGGAGCAGGTGATTTTCCAGCTGAACAACAACTACACGCCGATCACCAGTGAGAACACTGCTGCTGCCGCAACGTGGATGAGCGCGGGCAGTGGAGCAGGCGGCGGGTTCGCTGGTGGAATACGTGGTTTTCAGATATCCAACGGTATGACGCAGCCCCACGCCATGCTGCTGTCAGACGCTGATCAGACAAGCGCCGGCATCACCAGCGAGAACTTGGTTACCTACAATACAGTCGCGTTGAGCAACGGTATCCGCGTGGTGGACAACACCAAGATCTTTGTGCCCTGCAGTGGGCAGTATCTGGTGACCTTCACACTGCAGATGACCAATCAAAGTAACACAGCAGCGGAGTTTGAGATCTGGGCGAAGGACACTGGGGTCAACTACCCCTTAAGTAATACCAGATTTGATATACCCGCCCGTAAGACTGCGACCATCTGGGCGCATGTGGTGCCGGCAGTCACGGGCATTTTCACGGTCACCGACCCTGCAGTGAACTATCTGGAAATCGCGTGGTGGTCTGACAACGCAGACGTGTATATTGAGCATTACGCTGCCGGCACAAGCCCCACACGGCCTGAGATCCCGTCTGTGATCCTCACCATCAACTTTGTTTCAGCCGGGTAAGTAGAGCATGTCCAACAAGTATCTAAGAAAACCGCTTATACCCGATGCGACGACAGAAACGATCATTTACACGGTGCCAGCGGCCAACACAGCAGTGCTGTCGTCGCTACGAGTGACCAACGGCAACGCCGCAGTTGCGGCTATTTCAGTCAATCTGTACCCGGCTGGAGGCGCTACGGCGCATCTGCTCTTGAAGACCTATCAGCTGCCCACGAATCAGACGATGGACGTCTTCAGCGGCGTCCCCTGTATCCTAGAAGCTACAGACGTGCTCAAGGTGATAGCAAGCGTGGCGACTGTAACGTTCGTGCTGTCATACCTAGAGGTGGACAGATCGTGACAAAGGCTTGATAATTACCGTAATCCGTGCCTTTCGCATGCGGCCCTGTGAGGCCCTAACCTACACTTAGGAATTCTTCATGGCTGAAGCGATGATGCCGGGTATGGGCGCCCCCGAAATGGCCCCAACTGAGCCCTCTATTGACCAGATGGCTGCTTTCGAGCAGCTGCGTCAGCAGGTCTCCCCCACAGAAATCAATCGTGAGATTCTGGCGAGCGCAGAACAGGCAGATCCTGTCGCTGTGGCCGACTTCAAAAAAGAGTTGGCAGAGCTTGAGGTGGCCCCCGAGGTCATCGACATGCTCAACACGATGGTGGATGAGGTCCTTGCCAACCCGGGCGAGTACCCCGCGATTCGCCAGAAATATATGGCCATGGGCGTGGACGAAGAACTGCTGCCCGAGGCATTTGACGCAGGCCTGTTTGCCGCGCTCAATTTGGCACTCGACGAGCTCCGTGGACCGGGGACCATGATGCCTCCACAGGGCTTCGCCAATGGCGGCATTGCCAGCCTGAAGCCGATGGCCCGCGAGATGGCAGCGGCAGGCCGGTACGGCGACACTATGCTTGCCCACATCAGTCCCATGGAAGCCCAGATACTGCGCCGCTACGGCGGCAGCGGCACGATCAACCCCACAACAGGGGCACCTGAGTTCTTCCTGAAAAAGATGTTCAAGAAGCTCGGCAAGACCGTTAAGAAATTCGCCAACACGACCATTGGCAAGATTGTGATCGGTACCGCGCTCTTCATGGTTGCCGGGCCTGCCGCTGCCGGTCTGCTGGGCGCCTCTGCCGGCAGTGCGGTTGCAGCAGGTATCAGCGGCTTTGTCAGCGGTGCGGGAACGACCTTGATTGCGGGTGGCAACCTCAAGGAGTCTCTGAGGGCGGGAGCTATTGGTGGCATAACTGCGGGCGTGGCAAAGGGTGCCATGAATCGCTTTAGTGCGCCGCCCACGCCTGCTGGGGCGACAACTTCGCCTGCCACCGTGCGCACTGCAGAGGGCCTTACAAGTACCCCGCTTGAGGGGGGCTTAACGGCTCCCGCTGGGCCGAGTATGCCCAGTATGCCCAGTATCCCCACTGCAACAGCCCCTGCCAGCTCCGGATTTATGACCAGTGCGGAGGGCTTAGCCGCAGCCCAGCGACAAACAGCCGCGCTGGCCGCGCAAACTCCCGCCCCCACCTTCATGCAAAACCTCAAGGGGGCATTCACGCCCAATGACAACGTTGGTTTTGTAGAGGGGCTGAACAAGGCATTTAACCCCCTAGAAAGGGCTGCTGCAGGTAGTCAAAATGCGGCTATCGCGGGGGAGAAGGCCTTTACTGATGCTGTTACAAGGGGAAGAGCCTTAGGGGCCAGCACTGAGGAAATTCTCAGGCAGGCCACCGCTGCAAAAAACGCGGCAATAGTTGCCAACACAACGGGCGCTGTCTCCAACTTCCTTCCAGCGGTCGGGGCAGGCCTTGGGATCATGTCGCTGGCAGGTGCTGGAGAAGAAGAGCCGCAGACGATCCCGCCGGGCTTTGAAGACTTTGCTCGGGGCATCAGCCCCGGAGCGCAGCTGCTGGCTAATGAGCCGCAGCGCTACGGCCTCAACTTCGGGGGCGTGCAGACCACCGCAACGCCGGAGACCTACAACCCCTACACTTTCTATGCGCCCCAGCCCCA